TGACACCACACCCCCTCGTGGCCTGGGATGGTGCTCTCGATCACGTACTCCGTCTTCCCGTGCTTGGGGCACGTGGCCTCGGTGCGCATCTGCACGCTCACCGTCTTCTCGCCGGGACCGTACTCTTCATGACTCATGTTCGCTCCTTAGGATGCGTTGCTCGGCCCAGCGGCGCCAGGACTTGAGCTCATTGTTCTCCTTGCGCAAGCGCTCCACCTCTCCACGCTGGTGGTTGATGATGCTCTGCGCCCTCTCAATCCACTCTGCCACCTCTCGGGGCATGTTGTAGCTGGGCTCTGAGAGCCTCGGTGGGGCTTCAAGGGTCTTGGGTGCTACCTTGGCCTTCGCAGCGGGCTTTGCGGCCTCCTGAGGGCCTGTAGAGGCCTTCCTAGTTGGCATCTTGCGTCTCCATCTTGCGGTTGAGGATCCAAGCCCATAGTGCGCCGCCCGCCACCTTGGCAACGAACTGCATGACGACGATGTGCGGCATCAGTGCGCCGAAGGCGATCGTGGGGAACAGCAGCGAGTCCGCTGCGGCGCCAGCCACGTTCGATCCATTGGCGCGGAACAGCCATGACCCGCGAAGCTTGGCGAACGTGCCCCAGTCCACCAAGGCAGCGGCGGTAAAGGCGCAGGCCGATGCGATCGCGATCTGGCCGGCGGCCGGGTTCAGCAGCAGAGTCAGACCACCAGTAAAGGCGATGAGCATCCCCATCTGCCACACCTTGAGCCGCACGTGCAACCAGTCTCGCAAGGCAAGGTCAAGACCGATCAGCACGAAGGCATTGATGGGAGTCACGCTCGGCCCGAAGGCGACCACGGACAAGTTGGCGAGAGTCATGGCTGCAGCGTAGGCCACGATGGCGATAGTCAGGTTCATTGGAATCCTTCAAGGGTGGTTTGCTCCGTGAAGCCAGACCAGCATGGAGCAGAGTTGTGCGACTCAATCCGAGCCGCGATGACTTCGGCGCGTTGCGCCCTGGTAGGCGGTAGGTACGACCCGAATCGTGACAGGGACCCAGCATTGACCGCTGCGTTCGTGCTGTCTGCGGAACTCAGCGGCAGGTGACGGAAGATGTCCGGATCCAGCATCCTTAGCCCGTGCAGCTTGCAAGGCGGCCGTCCCTTTTCATCGCAGATGGCAGTCATGGCATCAGTCATCCGGCGCCACCATGCCGATGTCCCAGGAGTCTTGTAATGACCGGACGACCCCAAGGCGACCACCTTCCACTCAACAGCGAGACGGACCAACCGGTTGATGCTTTCGTGCATGTGCCACACGGGCACCCCCGTGATGTGCCTGGGCCACTGCTCCAGCAGGGCATCGTTGGCAAGTTCATCCCCGTCGATTACATCAGGAATGAGAGCCCAGTCGAACCCTGGGTGGAGGTGCCACTCCTCGCACCATGCGATGTACCCCGGCACATCCACTGATCCGCCTTGAGTCCAGGCCGTGAACGCTCCGTTGTCCAGCACAAACGACTGGCACAAATCGGCCACGATTGCGATGTCATCTGGATAGCTGAATGGCACGAGAGCATGCCTGCCAACGAAGAATCGCGCTGCCTCGGTGCGGGCCCCGCCGAAGGGGGTGCCGTGGTAGTGGATCATCAGAAAGGTGCCAGCGGCGTGTTGGGGGGAGGCGTCTTGCGCGGCCTCACCCAACCAGGGATCGGAGGGGCCACCGGGTAGTCCAGTGGCACCTTCGGGAAGGGCCAGTTCGGGGTCATGCGAACGTGCCCTCGCGCATCACGTTGCAGCTCTGGCCGAACCAGTCGCCGTGCTTGACGGAGACAACACTGCCTTGCGGCACGTGCAGAGGTGCGTCCAAGGCACCGTCTGACATGTAGTGCCACATCAAGAGATCCCCCCGGTACTGGTCCAAGGACTGGTAGTTGCCAGTGGTCTGGCCGATGTAGAAATCAGTCATCGTAGCCTCCGTAGGACATGGCACGGTCGAGCGCGCAGGAGTCCTTCAGGTCGCGATAGAACTCATCGATCTCAGCGTAGATGCGCGACTCGTCGCGGGGAGTCAGCTTCTTCGTGAGCCACTCAGCGTGGTACCCCTTGCGGTCCAGGATGCTGAACGACACCGTGCCGTGGTAGTCAATGTCGCTCGCAGCGTGGTAGCTGTACGAGCCGACGATGTACTCGTCGATGTGGACGATGCAGGGGATCCCTGCCACTGTGCTGTTGAACTGATCTGCCATCTGTTTCTCCTAAACCTGCCACCGCGGCAGTGCCTCTACTGTAAGGGAAAGTTAAAGGGTGAGTCAAGCCCACCCATTTTGCTCAGTCTTTCCACATCAGGCGGGTGACCACCGTTTGGCGGACGTCACGGTACTCTCCGTGGTCCTTCACCGTGAAGGCGCAAGGGCTGAACTCCTCGAAGGGGCGGATGCCCTTGCTGGTAAACCACACGAGGCAGTTGCCGGAATCGTCTTCCAGGGTGATGCAGTACCGGGGGGCGAACGGGTAGAAGGGCTCCTTGCCGATCTGGACGGCGCGGGTGACGCGGGCCTTGGCGGCCTTGATGCGCTGACCCACAGTGCCCACGTGGCGGCTGGTCTGACGCTGGCGCTCGATGCGATCCTGAGTCGCGAAGTTGTTCTCGACCGCGGCCTGTTGGCGGGGAAGCAGCTGGCCCCACTGCTCCAGAGAGGCCTTCATGGCGCGGAGGAACTCGTTGTCACCGTTGTAGGCCTGCAGGCGCTCCACCAGGGCAGCGTTCTCCTTGCGCCAGCCGGCCGTCTCGGCCAACCGCTGGGCTTGGCGCTCCTGGCGCTCAATCTCCCACTCCTGGCGACGGGCGGCGCGGCGAGCGGCAGCCCCGGCCTCGCGACGGGCCTTTGCGTGCTCCAGTCGCATCGCACGGAACCCTTCGACGTCAGCACCGTACTCGCGCTCCGTCTTGGCCACGCAGTCGCAGCCCACCTTGAACTTGCGATCGTCCGAGCTACGGATGTGGAACTCGAAACGGATGCCGGTGCCGCAGTGGGAGCACGTGCCGCCGGCCTTCGTGCTGCCGTCGGCCATGACGAACACGTTCTCGGTGACACCAACACAACGGAAGGGGGCGATACCAAGGCCAGAGCGCTCGAAGGGGTGCATTTCGTTCTCCTAAACCTGCTTCAGTGCAGTGCCTGCAGTGTAATGCAAAGTTAAAGGATGGAAGAGATGCCCTACTGCAATGTGTGGGATTGCTCGTTGTGGATCTGGAGAGTCGCGGTCTTGGTCAGCACCTCCAGGCGCAGCAGGCGCCACATCTCCTCCGGATCACCTCCATGGCGCTCCACCACCGTCAAAGCGTAGGCCATGAGCGTGGTGGCCGTGTTGCTGGCCACGCTCACGCCGATCGTGTTCCCCTCTCGGACGGCCAGATTGCGCACGTACCGCTCAATCATCGGGATGAGTCGATCCATGATCTCGCCCACTCGCTCGACTTCCTTGTCCAAGCTCATATCGGCCACCCCAAGCTGTCCAGCACGATTACCACCACCGCGGCAGTGTAGGCCGCGAAGAAGGCCCAGTCGATCGGCTTGAGCTTCACTTGATCCTCGCGACCTTGGCCTTCTTGAGGGCCTCTTCGTACTGCTGGCGGCCGGCGGCGTCCAGGGTCCTCATTGGGAGCTCCTGGTAGTGCCGCCACTTGTCCCGGTACACCTGCTGCTCGCTGGGGGGCACCCAGCCAGCGAGGCGCCACCGGATCGTGATGTCCGTGCCGGCCGGGGTCCAGATGTGCTCAGTCATTCGTCACCTCCTGTACCTTCGGGAGCTCACTGACCACGCAGTAGTCCGAAGAGTAGTTGCTCAGGCGCACCACCATCGGTTGCGTCACGCCGAACACACGCTCCACGTACTCGCGCACGATGGTTTCGACTTCCTTCTCGGTGAAACAGATCTTCATCTCAACTCCTCAAGAGGGCAACACGCCCAAGTTGTGTCGGGTGACACTGGCCAGCCACAAGGCTGGCCGCTGGCACCGCAGCGGATAGTGTTAAGCGATGGACGCGACCTTGATCACAGCGATCGAATCGCCGCGGAACTTGTCGAGGTCAGCCTCAGTGATGCCGAAGGCGGCGCACAGCTTCTCCATGTCGACCGAACCCTTGCGGTTCTCGATCGTGATGCGCACACCGTACATCTCACCGCGGTGCTTGCCCTCACCCAGGCTGTTGGACAGACCGTCCTTGATGGTCTTGGTCTCGGCCGTGAGCTTCTTGATCTGCTTGTCCAGCACCGCGAGGCGGTCGATCGGGTTGGCCAGAGACTCGACGGTGGCGAGGGCTTGGATGGTGGCGGCAACTTCGTTCATGTCTGACTCCTGATAAACACTGCGTCGTGCAGTGAGTGAACTGTAATCCAAAGTTAAAGGCTTGTGCAACTGTTGACTGATCTGTGGGGTCTTTGCCTGGATAATCAGATTACTCGTCCATCCGGCGCAGAGTGACTGCGAGGGCGTCGAGCTCGTCCATCTTCGCGATCGCCCAAGCTCTGCGCTCCCCGTGCCAGCCCATCTTGGGGCCTTGATGGCAGGACTTGCACAGGGCCACGACCGTGTAGTGCTGGTTCTGCTTGATGTGGTGGGCATCAGAGGGCCCAGGCCGGTCACAGACTGAGCAGGGGAGTTCCTTCACCCGGCCCACCCAGGCCTTCTCACGAGCGTTCAGGCGGCCGTTCACAGGGTCGTCCTCTCCATGACCCTGTTGGAAGCCTCTGTGGACCTCCAGACGTCGATTCGAGCCTGGGCGGCTACCAAGGCCCACCTGAGGGTCTCCTCGGCCTCTACAGCGGCTTCTAGGCCCCTCAGAGCCTGCACGTAAGCTGGATCTGCGTACGCTTCCATCTCGGCGGCTGCCGAGCTCTTCGCCCGGCCGTCTGCCATGGCCTGCTTCATGAGCATCGCTTTCTGGGACTTGCGGTACTCCTCCAAGTATGTCCGGTGGGCCTTGGCCTCAGCGTACTTCCGACCGTGGGTGTACAGGTAGTCCACCGCGGCGTCGATCTTGTCGGGGTGCATGTCTACCCCCAGATCAGACGGTAGGCCACCACACAGATCGCTCCGATCACCACGATTGCGATCGCGATGTCTTCGATCATGGAGTCGTACGTCCGTGGCGGCTCATCTACACCTATGTCCGTCGCGGCCTCGGCCGCTTCGGGGTACCTGCCTTGGTCGTCGCAGCCTTTCGGCCGGTATGGGTGTTTCATGCTGGTCTCCTAAAATGATGGGTTGCCATACTCTTCGCCCTCCGGGATCGAGATGCCGTGGCGTGCGAGTCGGTCGGCCACGGCGCAATGCTGCGTGGTCCGCTGGCCCTTGGCGCACTGACGCCAGCCTTCGGAGATCATGCGGTTGCGCTCGGCTGCGGCACCGGCCTCGTAGGCCAGGGTGAAGAAGCGTGCAATTACCTCGTCAGCCGCAACCATGTAATCCCACAACTCCGGGTTGCCGTGGTCTTTGAAGCCAGCCTCCCGCGCCATGCGCAGGATGTCGTCTCTACTCAGCATGTGATCTCCATCTTCGGCCAGCCCTTGCACGGGCAAGTCATGTTGGTCGGCGCGTTGCCGCGTCCGCACGCAGGGCAGAGCCAGCCTGTCTGCTGCACGGTGCCGCCCATCACGGGGGTGGTGGTCGTAATTGGCTGTAGCTGCGCAACTCTTGTCCTCAGAGACTGAATCAGTTTCTCGATCTCGTCGTCGCGGGTCATGTCTTGCTCCTCCCAATCTCAGCCGCAGCCCTGACGATGGCGCGGCGGGTGGCGGCGTGTTTGTCGTCACACTCGCGAACAGACTGCGTGATGAACGCAGCGGCAGGGTCGCCGCCTCGCCATTGCTCGGAAGCCGATACGGTTGCATAGCCGTCCATGCAGACCGTTAACCGGCACACAGTCGCCAGCCGCAGCGCATCGCCGTCGTCGGCGAGGGGGTTCCAGTAGTCGCTGCCCGCGTCGTTGACCAAGCGGGTGTAGTTCTCGCCGGGCCTGTACGCCGCATACGCGGCCTCAAGCAGTTCGCGGTCGGTGGTCATGTCTTGCTCCTCTCCTGAATCATGGCGTCGGCAAGCCGATATGCCTCAAACGCCATCGCGGCTGGCTCTCCTTCATACGTCATGTCCACGTACTGCGTGTGCATCAGTGACTGCATCGCCTTCGCCGCGAAGTAGTCGCGCAGGGTCATGCCGCACCATTCGGTGTCCATACTCGGCCTAACTTCGGAATGAAGCGGAAACGCCGGTCCTCCGTCTTTCATGTCTTCTCTCCTGTGGCTTTGGCGATGGCGGCGTGTAACCCGCACGAACAAGGCTTTCGCATAGGCGGTAGAGAGGTGAGCAAGATCATGTAATCACAATTCCCGTGGTGTGCTCCGTGCTGCTTCAACGCCTCCAGCAGTTCGTCGCGCTGCTCTTCGGCCCGTAGCAGCGCCTCGGTCAGTTGTGTGTTGCCCCAGGCGTCGGACTTCTTGTGCGCTTCCATCTGACGCAACGCCTCGTTCAAGCCGTTCAGCCCGACGGCGTGGCCGCGCTGCCACGCGGATTGCTGCCACGCACGCAGCCGAGCGTTCTCAGCCTCCAGACGGGCAAAAGCGCCCGCTGTGTAGCCGTACTCGCTGGCAATACCCTCCTCCAGCCTGTGCATCAGGTTTGCGGGGCCGTACCCCTCGCTGTCGCAGTGGGCTTCCCAGTGCTTGGAGATTTCCTCGGCTGCGGCGACCATCGCGGTCTTGAGCTTGCGGTTCTCTTCGTGCAGGCGGCGCAGTTCGGCGGCGGCACATTGTTGCGTACCAGCGTGACAATTCATTTCAAGTTCATCAGCCAGCCGCAGGGCTTCGGGTTGGTCAGCCATTTTCTTTCTCCACCGGCACATCGCGCCAAGTGCCCATCTTCATTTTGAACATATCGCCCGCCGCGTCCTTGCCGTTCGGGTGTTCCCAGAACTGCTGGAGGATGCGAACGGTGCGGGTCACGGCGTGCGTCGGGTGCTGCTCGTCAATGATCTCTTTGCGCTCCACGAAGCGCAGGTACATGGTTGGGACGGGGATCATGTGTTTCGCTCCTTCAGCGCGGCCTCGATGTGCTCTACTGACCATCCGGTAGCCTCTTCTCTTTCCTTTTCCGTCAGCCCTTGCCACTCGCGGCGGGGTGGTGTGGTGTAGAGGTCAACAATGCGGCGGGCTAGTTCGCGCCTGCTGCGCTTTCCTCCGCCCTCGTCCCAATGGATGATGGTTTCGTAAACGGTTTCCATCGTCACCGGCGCATGGCGCTTGGGGCTGTTTGCTGAGGCGCAATTGCGGCTTACGGCTCCTTGGAAGTCGTCGTACTCGGCAGGGTCACACAGCGCCACCGGCTCCTGCTGCGCCAGCGCGGTGCGGAGGGCGGTGATGGCGTCATTTGAAAGCGCAGGAAACGAGTGCGTTCCATGCGGGTCTTCGTCAATAGCTTCCAACGCCTCCAGCGCCTGCTGGGCGGCGGTTCTCAGATCATTCATGCCAACCTCCCAATCAGTGCGGCATCGGCCAGCGCTTGGCCTTCACCCTTCTTGTCCAGAGCCCTCCACCAGGGCCAGATCTGCAGTGCCCTCGATCGGGCTGCGTCCTTGTCCGTCCCAGACAGCCCTGCAGCCTTCTTCCAGGTCTGGGGGGTCACCATGAGGACAGGGATCTCCAGAGCCCCCAGAACCCCTTGGATGACCCCTGCGGAGTGCCCGAACGAGAACATGGAGCTCACCCCCTGCCCGGGCATCGCGCCGACCTGCTCAACGGCCGCACGCTCGATCTCAAACTTGCGCATCCAGGCCGCCAGCGTGGGTGCAGACACCCTCTTGGCAGTGCCCACCACCATCGTGGGCATCAGCATCCACTCCACAGGCTCACCCTTGTCGAGGATCACAAGAGCACCGGACAGGCCAGGATCAACGCCGAGCAACATTGGGCACCTCCCGATGATCTTGCAGCCACATGTTGGAGAGCATTTCATCCAAATGGTACTGCTCGGACGGACTTAGGAACTTCTTCCCTTCAGGGAGAAGCTCTCGCACCGCTGCAGGGTAAACCTCAACGGATACAGAGCCTTCTGGCCAACTTTGATCTTGCTGCATTGCCTTCCTTCCAAGTGTGAACATTCAAAACAGACCCTACGGTCATCGGACAGATCGCGATCCCTTGCGAGCATCTGATCCGCAAGATTCCAGGCATCGTCAGCGGGCAACCCCTCGGCCTCGAACACCGCTCGGCGCCTCGTGTGCCTCTGAACCATCACCTTGAAATCCATGCTCATAGTCTAACACCGAATTACAGTGTTGGGGAAAAAAATGCAGGGGGTTACCCTGTGACTAGCCTTAATTCCTACCACCCAAAGACCCCCCCTACCCCACGACAGGGTAAGAGAGGGATCAGGCGCCACCCCCGTAAGGGATCGTCATGCTGCGGAGTTGAACCGCATGCCCCCAACTTGACGATACGACCAGTTGCACGGATTGTTCGGGAACTGCCCCCTAGCCTTGCGGCGTACCGTGTCGCGGTTTCCTTCCGAGCGGCCCCACTTGCGGCCCCTACTGCGTGCGGAGTACGGGCTGGCAGAAAGCAAAAAACCCATTGGGGAACGAGCTTTAGGCTTGGCTGCCGCAGCATGGTCGGGCTCACACCCCTTCCATGCGCTTTGACGAAGCCCGCTCCCCAATGGGTTCGGTATTCGCAGTGTGAGTGCTGCCTCCGGGTGCCACCCCGGCGGATGTCGATAGTGTAACGCAGTCTCACTGCGTGTCAAGTCTTGGGCCGCTTCTCCAGCATCTCCTTGCGGATCATCAGCATGGCATCAAGAAGGTGACTCTGGGTCTCTACGGCTTCTT